AAAATTCTTCTTTTGGTGTATCAAAACTAGCTTCTGTACCTGTTAATTCTTTATATCCTTTATCAAAGTCAACTATCACACCATCCATATCACAATATATCTTGTAGTCAGCTTTTTCTTTAACATCTTCTTCAAATATCTCTGGTCTGTATTTACCAAATTGTCTTAATAATACTCCAGCAGCAGCATTGGCTTCATTTTCAATTTCAGATCCTGTTTTACCATCTTCTGGTTTTAAAGGAGCCATTTCATCTTGTTTACGATGAACTAATTCATGAGCTAATGTACGTAAAATATCTGCTGTTAATCTTGGTCCTTTAACAACTAGTAATTCATCACTTTTAGGATTATAAGCACCTAATGAATGCATATTTTTAGCTAATTCTTGATCATCACTAAAAGTAATTTTAGGTACTTGTTGTAAGTCAAGTGCTTTAGCAGCAAAATCAATAAAGTCAGCTATAACATTATCTGATGCTTCTTGAGGTTCAGTTAATGTTTCTTCTAAATTTGATTTCCACCAATTAATAGTGAATAAATCTTCTTCTATATTAACAGATATACCTTTTTTAGATAACCAATTTAATACTTGATCACGTTGTTCAGGACTATCTCCTAAATTAGGTATTAACATACGACGTTCTTTTCCACCAAATGCTTGTTGAGAGTATTCAAATGGAATTAACATTGTATTTAAATAGTTTTCTATTTTAGGTGTTAGTTGATATGGTACACGTATAATTAAATTACCATCAATCTGATTTTCTTGAAGTTGATCTACATTTAATACTGGTACGCCTAGTATTTTAAGTATGTCATCATATTGTCCTTTTTGTATTACTGCTTCTGGAAAACAATCTTTTAAAGACTCATATGTGTTTAAGTAATTATTTCTAGCTTTAGAGTACTCAGTTGAATTTTTATCTTGAACTGAACGTAATTCAAGTACTGCTTTTTTAAGCTGTGTTATTAAACCACGTACTTGAGTTCCTGTTAAGCGTTTACCTTGACTAACTACTTTTTCTTCAATAGATAGAGGCATTACTCTAGTACTAAATGCTTTTTGTAATGGAGTAAAATAATCTTGTTCTTCTACTTCATTTTTAGCTCCAGCAACATATGCTTTTAATTCTAAGTCATTATCAAAAGCTGTAAAAATATCTTTAATTGGAGAAGCATCATTACTTATTCTAACACTAACTTTAGCTATTGGAGATGTGGCTAAATATAAATCCCAAATACGTTTACTTTGTTCTTTAGTTATACCATCACGTGTTTTATGTCCAATTAAAACTATTACTTTAGTGATATAAGGACGAGCAGCTAAGTCTTTAACTACTTCAAAGTGTCCTTCATGTGGTGGTTTAAATCCACCTGGATAGTAACAAATAGCTGGAGGAGTAGTTTGTTCATTCTCCTCATTTAATTCGTTTAATATAGTATTTAGATCAATCATTTAATAAATGCCTTTATTTTAGACACAGCAGAAGCTGATGGTGTAAATTTAGGTTTTTGTTTAATTAAATCAGCAATATCTTGATTCAATTGAATAACGTCAGCTTTTGCTTTAGCTATTTCTTCAGGTGTTTTTGGTTTACCTTTAGCTTTAGATGTGTCAAAAAATCTACGTTTTATTTCTTGTGTATCAAAACTTTTATCAGCATCTTCAGGATCATTATTTATAATAACTAAATTATCACCAAATGCTTGTTTATATGTTTCAATGTTTTGATTAATATCTCTCCATGTTCTTAAGACAATACTAGGCATCAATGAACGCTCTCTACCAACATTACGTTCAAGTGATGTCATTGGAGAAACATATATCATTATCATCATGGTTTCATAGCCTAAAGCCTCTAATTCTGCCTTTTTCTTGAGTAAGGGGCGAGATGCTGCACCTGTACCATCAATGATAATATCGTTTAAATTTTCGAGTGCTTTGGCGTATTTTTCCTTAGTTGCTTTTTGAGCTTGAGCCATTAATTTACCAGCTTGTGATAATTGTTCAGGATCAAAATCCTTTTGTTTCATACCTAAGCCTGATGCTTTAAGTAATTCCTCATAAGTGTCGTCGACATTTATTACTTGGAATTTAGATAATGGTAGTGATTTAGATATAAAGGATTTGCCAGCACCTGCTGGGCCCGCCAAAAATATCGCCTGAGGCGTGTTGCCTATTTCCTTTATTTTAATCTTCATGTTATCAATAAATATTAACTATCTTTTCTTGGGCGACCACGTTTCCCACCAGTTTTAACATAAACAGTTGATTTTTTAAGTGTTGGATCCATTTTTGGACGGCCACGTTTACCACCAGTTTTAACATAAACTACAGGTGTTTTCTTAAGTGATGGATCCATTTTTGGACGACCACGTTTACCTGTACCTTTACTTTCACGTATTTTAGCTGCTTTTTCCTTGCGTTTAAAATAACGTGGATGTACAATTAATGAATCTAAATAAAATGCACGTATAGCACCATTTTCTTCTACACACTCATAACCACCATCTTTCCACCCAGGTGTACCTGGTTCATGTTTTTTACGATAGTAGAATTTACTGTCAGGGCTACTTTCATAATACATAGCTGGTAATACTTCAATACCTTTAGTAAACTCCAAATATTGTTGTTCATCAACTTCTACTTCATAAGCTTTACGCGGAACAATGTTTGCTTCAATTTCAATTACTTTCATAACTTATTTTTATTTAAAGTTCTTCTATAATACCTAATATTTCAGCTCCAAGAAAAGCAGCGGCCATTACATATAAATCACCATATACCATTCCCCAAATACATCCTAATATTCTACATACTGATTTAGTAATACTAGTAAAAAAATGCCAATTTGTTTTTGATTCTTTTTGTTGCATAACCTTTATTTATATATTAAATATAGTGAAAAAATTGCGGTCAATCAATTACTTAATATATTTGACAGCGATTCTATACTCATTCATTTCTTCCTCATTCATAAGGCCAAATAACACATATATTTGACACTCTTTCTCATATAACTTATTGAATATCTTTGCCTCATAGTCATTGTTGACATCTAAGGTATCCATGATCTTTGTCTCATTAAACAAATCCACTGCTTCTTGTACTAATTGTTCGTTTATCATAACTTTTATTTCTTATTATATAATAAATTTAACATAAGAGCCGCGGTCAATCAATCTTAATAACCACGTTCCATTTCAAATTGACGTTTTTCGTGGTCAACCTCACTATATACGTCTAAATTTAGATATGTATTATTCCAAAAATTATGAAATAAATACTCCTTAACCCATTCCGGATTAGTAGAGTTTATAATATCGCGTTCCTCCGCTGTTAAAACTTCCTTACTCATTAATTCTTGTGTGTTCATATCTTTCACTTTTTATTATATAATAAAGATATGCCAAGAGTCGCGGTCAATAAAGGAAGCGGTTCGGAATTAACCGAACCGCCTCTATATAGTATAAATTTTACTAATCTGTGATTTTAAATGATGTTGGTAATGTCTCAGTTACTGGTTTGAAGTTTGGATTTTCAAGTTTATATATTTCATATATGTTCATAAACATTTTAAAGTTAGCTTCAATATCACTTATTGTTTTTAACTCCCATCCTTTACCTTGTATTTTATCCTTTTTACCTTCACTACGAGTGTTAGCTTTAAGCCATAAAATACCTGTTTCCTCTATTTTATCAGTGTGGGTTTCATTCCATGCTTCAGAGTAAGCGGCTAATTGTAAGTCATATGATGTATGGAGTGAGTTAGATGTTTTAATATCTAATAACCACAATTTTTCATTCATGCGAACTACTAAGTCAGCTGTACCAGCATACTTATGTTTGTCTGAAAATAAATGATACTCGCTTACTATGAGTTCTGGTTTGTGTGTGTTCCAAAAGTCAGCGAATTTAAGAATCATTTTCCACACATCCATACTGTACATTGCTTTTCCATCGTTATCAAGCCAATGTATTTCATTACCTTGTAAAAATGAATCAATAGCGTTATGTACTTGAGTACCTTCACCTGCTGCTTTAGAGGCAATAATATCTGAGTTATGTCCTACGTCTTTTAACCAGTTGTGAAAAAACTGATTTTTAGGGAAATAATTCAATACTGATGTTACTGATGGATAGTATTCTTCTCCACGTCTATAAAAACGAGAGTCCAATACATTTACTTGCCTATCTCCCTCATTGTAATCTACAATGCGTTTGATTTTAGGGTCTTTAATTATGTTGACATTTCTATCAATCATGCTAATTCTAGTTTTTTGTATATTAGTTCACCTAGAGATAGTTGCTCGGCTTCATGAACTAATTTAGTGAATTTTTCGAAGCCCATTTCTGATGGATCTTTATCCTTTAAATCAACCAGATAAACGTCTTTACCTAAATTGAGTAATTCCTCTGCGTATTTTAGAGCATCTTTTAAGGCGTCCCTATCTAAAGACACGTATACTGTTTTAACATTTGATTGTACTAATTTCATCATTAGTGCTTTAGGTATTGTTTTACCTAATAATGGTACTGCGTTACGTTTAATAGCAATAGCATCAAAAATACCTTCACATAATATTACAGGTACATCCCAGTTTATGAAATATTCTAGTCCTATAATTTCATTTTTATTGCATTTAGGAGCATCATATTTTTTCTTTGAGTCTGGATTGATGTCTCTAGCAATAAAATAATTTAATTCGCCATTAACATCATATGATGGAACAATAATTCTGCCCCCATACCTGCCATTTTCACAATAACCTATATTATACTTCAATATATCTGCCTTATTGATATCTCGTTTTTTTAAATACATTAAAGCGTGTTTAGCCATAATATCTGTGCGTGCGAGATTAACTAATGGCTTATATTCTTTAGGTAATTCAACTTTAGTTTTGTCACTAACAATTTCTTCTTTAGTTGTAAAACCAAGTATTGACTTTAACTCAGCTATTTTGTCAGGAGCAGCTTTTAGTTTCTTAAATAAACCTACTAATGTTTTACCTTTAGCGTTACATACCCAACAATGCCATGGATTTTCTCCTTTCATGTTAGGAACCATGTTCACCTCTAATTTAGGTTTATGATGATTACAAAAAGGACATTTATAAGCGTAGTTGTTACTACTCGTTTCTTTTCCTTTTCCTAATACACTGTTTATAGTATGTAGTAAGGCTGCATTAATCATAACCTGTAATATAGCTAAATTATTTTACTAGGCCAAATCTCTAGTAAAAAACTTACCTAGTATATTATCATTGTAACTGTTAGTACCTGGAATTAAGCAATCAAATTTACATTGATAATGCATTTCATAGTATGTAAGTTCCTTTTTTGATTTACATGGTTTGAGTATTAAACACTCAAAAAACATTGGACTTAGTTCATTAACATCAGTTAGTAATTCTTTAGATGAACCCCAATATGTTTTCCAATCGCTTTCAACACGAACAATTTCATGTGTTGGTTTACGACCTGGAGTGACTGGTAATGCAGCAAGTTGTTTTTTGGTTAATTTTTTCTTTTTGTTGTACCAAAAATATTTCTTACCAATGTAAAATTTACTATTAGTTAAGTTTGTAATTTTGTAAACAAAACCGATATAATCTTCGGGATCTAATTTATCCCAATAATTCCATTTCATAACATTATTTTATATAAATATTTTAACAGGCGGTAGAACCATCCACTGTGATGTAAACATTTTGTGGACCTGATGATACAACAGAATAGCTAAAGTCACAACCAAATCCACCTGGTCCATCAGGACAAACTGATGTACTTCCTGCTACTGTAAATGTTGATGAGTTATTGAAAACAATTGTATCTCCAATTTCTAATCCACTAATTACAAAACTATAAGTACAATCTGTGGTTGTTACTGGACCAGCGCTGAAAAAATCTCCAGCATTTATACTAAATTGCATATTTCCTGCAGGAGCAGTAGTTTTGTATTTTGTATAAACAATTGCTTGATTCTCAGGTGGAAGTGATGTTGTTGGAGTTGGTGTGTTAGTAGGAGTAGGTGTTGGTGTTGGTGTGTTAGTTGGCGGTGGTGCTGTAGGTGTTGGCGTTGGAGTGTTAGTTGGAGTAGGTGTGGGTGTATCTGTTGGAGGTGGAGCAGTTGGAGTTACTGTTGGTGTGTTAGTAGGTGTTGATGTTGGTGTATTTGTTGGGGTTGGTGTTGGCGTATCCGTTGGAGGTGGAGCAGTTGGTGTCACTGTTGGTGTACTTGTAGGAGTTAGTGTTGGTGTGACTGTAGGGGTTGGAGTAATACAACTACAAGAAGTGTTACCATATGTGACGTTAGATATTGTTGCACCTATTCCAGACACTGTTCCAACAATAACACAATCATTAATTACTTGTGGTCCAATACTATAAAAAGCACTTACTGGTGTACCACAACAATTTATATATCCTACTGTACCCGCAACGTCAACTTCAAAAGTTACTTGTGTTACGCAATTTGTTGTTGGAGTAGGTGTTGGTGTAACAGTATTTGTTGGAGTTGGTGTAGGTGTAGGCGTATCTGTTGGAGGAGGAGCTGTTGGTGTGTTAGTAGGAGTAGGTGTAGGTGTATCCGTTGGAGGCGGAGCAGTTGGTGTTTGGGTTGGTGTAGGTGTAGGTGTATCCGTTGGAGGCGGAGCAGTTGGTGTGTTAGTAGGTGTTGATGTTGGTGTAGAAGTAGGTGTCGCTGTAGGTGTTGGTGTTACAGTTGGTGTAGGGGTAGGTGTTGCAGTTGGGGTTGGTGTAGGTGTTGGGGTAGGGGTAGGAGTAGCTGTTGGATAAAATCCATCAGTGTAATTCAAATCCCATTTAATCAAAAATGTTTGATCAGTATTTGATGAGATAGGAATTGGCTCAGCCATTTTAGCTACCGCTATTAATTCTTGAGCGTCATTATATAAACCTACTGTTGACACATATGGTGAAAATTCTGAGCCTGAAATAGATCCAGTGGCAAAATCTTTTAATATACCGTAATTATCTTCTGACGTTACATAAACAACACTACCATTAACTGATGAACTAAATGGTGTCATAACACCTTGAGACCCTGATAATAATGTTGGGTTATATGAGGTGTTAAATTCATAGTCTTTTATAGTACATTTGATGAAAGTCTCATAAACAACATGGTTGTTTTTAAACTTAACATCGAAATTTGGTACTATAGTTCTAATCATTTCTTTTTATTTAAAATCATTTTATGGAGGACATGCACCTGTAAAACAATCAGTTTCAACTTCAACATTATCACCAGCATTAACCACTATACCTGATATTTGTGGGAATGGATTTGAAGTGAAATATGTTGTACCAACCACAACACTATTAACATACACTCTTAAAGCACAACAGTTTCCTGTGCCTGGTAAGTTAGTAGTTACATTAAGTTGGATTGTATTTGATCCACCATAATTTACACCACTTGGAGTATACTTAACTCCATATAAAGTTGATGTTAATGGGAAGGTTGATGGGCCGCTTAATGATCCCATAAAATTACCATTAATACCAACATCATTAATTGATCCAAATCCACAATCAAAGTTTCTAATTGTCCAAATAGATGTTGGAGTTGTTGGTGTTGGAGTAGGTGTAGGTGTGTTAGTTGGAGTTGGGGTTGGCGTTAATGTTAATGTTGGAGTTGGAGTTGGTGTGTCTGTTGGTGGTGGTGGAGTTGGTGTTATTGTAGGAGTTACAGTTGGAGTGTTTGTTGGTGTTGGTGTAGGTGTATCTGTTGGTGGTGGAGGAGTTGGCGTCACAGTTGGTGTTGGAGTAACTGTGAATGTTGGTGTTGGTGTAGGGGTATCAGTAGCTGTTGGTGTTGGAGTTGGAGTTGGTGTTGGTGTAGGAGTTGGAGTAGGCATAAATCCTTCTGGAATTATACTTAATACAGCTATATTTTGCTCATAGAATACATTACCAAGGTATGAACTCTGAGATATTGTTGTACCAATAGATGAGCCTATATTACTTCCACTATATCGTAAATTATAATTGCCATCATCATAAATTTTATAAGTACTAGAACCACTAAGAAAACTTAATTCAAATGTGGTTGGTAATATCTTATCACCAGTTAATTGGCGTGGAAAATTAATAACATAAATTAATGAACCATTTCCTGTTGGGAAATATTTTATTGTATCTAAGTTACCTAAATTTACAAATCCATTATAATATGAGGATGTAGATAAAGTACCATCATTATAGATGGTATTAAACATTGAACTTGTATTAACATATGTTGGTAAGAAATCAGGATAGTAAGTAGCATTTACCATATCATAAACTAAACGATCATATTGGCCGTTAGTTTCAAATTCATTAAATGAATCAAATAATGAACTAGTAAATTTAACTCCTGCGTTTACAGTGATTTGATAATTATCTAAAGATCCTGACTCAATATCCCAGCTTTTATTGGCTGTATATGGTACTACAAAGTAGTCTGATACATTAATTCGTTTAAATGCTGACATTGGCGGAACATTAGAAATCTAATTTAACACGTAATAATAGTTCTTTAGTAAAATCTTTTACTAATGGTTTATTTAATTTTGCTACAGCAACTAAATCACCAGCTTCATTATACATACCAACAGTTGTAATATACGTTTGTGGGTTGTAAATTAATGATGTGTATAATAAGTTACCATTTGAATCAATTACAGTTGGGTTTGTTGTGTAATTATTTTCAGCGTTTTTAACTCTTACAAAGAAATAACGTGATGAGATAGTTTCATAGTTTTGTAAACGGAAACCAGCTCCTGAATTTATTAATTCAAACACTTTTCTGTTATTATAGTTGTAAGATGGATTTGCTGAAGCTACTGTATTAGAACTATTTTCATTCCAAGTTACATTCAAACCACCTAAAGCTCCAACTGGGTTAGCTAAAGCACGTGGATTTAAAATAATTAATCCTTCATCAGGGATTACAATACCATAAGAACCACTCACTGTGTAAGCTGAAGAATAAATACTATCAAAAGATCCACTTAACAATTGATAAACACGAGATGTACCAATATAAGTAGCTGTTGATGTTACAGTTGAATCATCAGTTAATTTTAAAACACTACTACCAGTAGCTAATGTTAAAGTTATTGAACCTGGATTAAATGATTCTTTAAAACGAGCTCTATTAACAGATAAAACAATAATATCTTTTGATACATAATTTGAAGTACCAAATGAGAATGAAGTATTTTCATCTCCATAGATCAATGTTCTAAATTGACCATAGATATCTCTTGTTGGAGTTTTATCAACAATAGATGGGTTAAAATAAGCTGAACCTGAACCACTTATATGTCCATAGGCTACAGAAAATTGAACTTCAGCGTTAATATTAGATGAACCTGTTTGGTAAACATCTAAGTAAAATTTACCTGGAGTTGAAGATTCTTGAACTGAACTTGAATAAAGAGCAGTTAATGTAGTCACATCTCCCGTCCACATTGGTGAAATGGAAGCGTCTGAACTTATTACTGAATCATCAGAAGCAAAAGCTGTAAATGACATATATTAATTAGGTTTTAATTATTGTTAAAGGTATAGTAATTCTAGCACCACTGTCTCTACCAATACAAGTTAATGTAGTTGTAATAGTAGCTCCTGGTAAAGCTGAAGTACCGAACAATGTATTAATTGTTGTAGCAATTAAACTAAATGAAGTACCAATTTGGCTTACTGATAAACTAGCACCACTAGCATTTGGAACAGTTACATCAGTTGCTAAAGCAGTTGTGTCAACACCAGCGCCAGTAAATGTACTTAAGAATCTTGAATCTCCCACAGTTACTAAATAACCAGATGGTTCAAATGTTGAAACAGCACCTAAGTAGTTTAATGTTTGAGGAGTAATAGTTAAAGCAGCTGATTGACGTAATGTTACAGTTGTATAACCAAGATTTAATACTGGTAGTTTAGAAGTACCACGTGGTAAAGTCACTAACTTATATTTTAAGTTTTGTGTTTCATCAGTGAAAGCTTGCAACAGCGGCATTTTCTCAATAGCCTCACCAAAAAAAGCAGAACCTGAAGGATGATTTGGGTTGTATAAAGTATAATCAATCTCATCATCTGCTAATGCAAATTGTGTAATCTGAAATGATCCGTCGTTACGAGCCATTAATTCGCGGCCCTTCTTTGTTAACACGGCATCAATCGTTACTAATTGGTTGTTTAAAAATGACATCTTTTAATGTGTTTTATATAAATATATTATGGAATCAGAACTGTACTAAATATCTTACTCTTCAAGTCACTTACAATATTAGCCATCTTAGAATCAACATCAGGTGCTATATTAATGTTTTTTGCTATACCTGCTGATGTTTGTCCAAAACGTTTTTTATAGTCAATTACAATATTAGTTTCATCAGGTATTTTTCTACTAATAATATATCTTTTAATACTACCTGTTAAGTTATTAACTGGGAATTCTTTTATTGTACCTAAGTCAATATTTCTATTTAATGTAATAGACATTGAATCATTAGTATTAATTGGAGTATAAATACTAGTTATTTCATATTCTTCTAATGGTGAGAATCCTTCAGCTGATGAACTTAAATTATATAGTCTAATTAAGTCACCAGGATTTAAGATAAACGGGTATTCAGCTTCATCATAAGTTGGTGTACCACCATCAAGTCCATTAAAGTAAAATCCTTCACTAGTATAACTACCACTAATAACTCCATAATAATATTCAGACATAACTTGTGGAGCTATCAATACATTTGACTGACTAACATGTACTCTAAAATGTCCTTGATCAACTGCTTCAAATGATGAACTTATAAAAGAGTTATAAGTACTTGTACCACCTGTTCCTGTTCCTCCACCTGGTTGGAATGTTATTGGACCAGCTCCTGATGTTATTATAGTTATAAATCCTATTAGTCCAGTATCATAAGTAACTGAGTTTTGAGTTTGTCCAGATTGTCCATTTATAGGAATTTGGAATCCAGCGTAGTTATATGAACTTCCTCCATAATTGTATTGTATAAGAACACCTACATTTATATTATCAACTAACGGAGGTGATCCAATATAAGTAACAGTGGCTTGGAATATTCTAAAGTCTGTAACTGGATCAGTATTAAGGTTAACAGTGAGAGTAAAATCACCTAAAGAATATGGAGGAAGTGATGTACCACCACTCTGTTGTGTAATACTAATTAATTTAGGTTTTACTAAATTATAAGTTAAAGCAGCTGAATCATTTCTTCTCCATATTACAGGATAAAATCTAAATCCACCTGCAAATATATGTTTATTACCATCCAATAACTGTTGTCTGGTTGGGTTTTGGTTATCAAATAATCCTATGTTTACTGTTTCTTCAGATTTAAAAATACTTTGTACTTGATATAAATTGTATTTTTGATCTTCAGTTAATAAATCATAGTTACGTTTTGTTAACTCAGTTAATGAACCTGTTTCATCAATTAAGTATTTAATGTAAACATTTGAACGTTCAGGCATTGAAAGTAAATCAGATCCTGAACATACTACTTCACTAAAGAAAGCAAATTGTCTTGTATTTTTATCTATGGTTGATGTTTTACCAAATGTAGTATCACCATTTGAAAATACATTATATAAAGTACTTGTTGTAGTTGATCCTTTATATCTAGGTCTTATATGACGTTGATATGTGTCTGTAAAATCCTGATATTGTAAGCTATGAGTTATTGGAATAAGATTTTCTAATACTGTTAATGCTTTTCTTTTACTAGAAGTTTGGTTTAATTCAACATTATTTAATAATGGATTAAATTCAACATCCCATATTGATTGAGAGTATGAACTAGTTAAAATAGTATTATAACCAACAGCAAATGGATTGAAATTAGCTATATCAAAATCATCATGTATAAAAATAGATGATGAAGGTAATTCACCTGTAAAGAAATCTCTAGCATCTGATGTTACAGTTGTTGGACCAAGATTTGTTTTATAATTTATTTCATAAAGAGATTGACTATAATCACCACCATTACTTCCTGTTATAAAAGCAGTATTAATAGAACCGCTTTGATTATTATGTCTAGTTACTCGAGTATTTATAACTTTAACACTTGGTCTTTCAAGTAAGTGTGGTTTAATAACAATACCTGAAGCTAAATTTGTTCTAGCTGGTGTGAAATCTTTAAGTGTTCTGAAAAGCGAATTATGAAAATAACTAATTAGTTCTATAAAATCTTTATAGTTAAATTCATTAACATACTTTTTAAAATAGTCAGCTCTTAAAGCGTCTAGCTTATCATATCCTACTCCAGTTGGGTCACCTATAAATTCATCAATTGTATAAGTTGAACCTAATTGAGCGATAATGTCTTTATTTATTTCATCTTGAGGTGATAAACCAGCATCTAATAAGTGTATATCTTTTGATGTTGGAAGTATAGGTTGTAGTTCAATACTCTTATTAGGTAATAATTGAGTACCATATAAACTACTACTTACAATTCTAACTTTATCAGTTACTGGATTAGCATATCCAGAATTTGGAGTATCAGCATAATATGTTTCTACAAATGAAACATAATTATTTTGATTAGAAAAATTACTAAATGAAGCTGTCCACTTTTGAATTGTTTGATTTGGAGCTGTTGAAGCTACAGTTGTAGTTATACTATGGTTATAAGTGTATAAGTTATTTCCTAAAGTAAATCTAGTAGTTAAATCATTATAAGCTGATGAAGTATAGTTACCTTCAAATGATTCAGGATTTAAAACATGTGAATTAAATGCTGATTCAGATAAATAGTTAGACCATAATCTTACTTCTTGAATTGAACCACTAAATGGATAAGAACCACTACCAAAATTAAGTGTTGTTCCATTAGTGTACCAAGAACTATTTTGAGTTGTTGTAGTTAAACTAGCACTTGCTACATGTCCTACTTCTCCCCAAACATTGTTTTTAATATAAACATCATATGTTTGAGAAGTAGCTACATCACCAATTCTTAAGTTTGGATTTGTTCTTTGTACTAATACACTATACCAACTTGTTTCACCTGTAGATCCTGTCATAAACACAGGTACTGTTGGTGTTGTAATAGAAGTTGAACCTAAGTTAAATTGTAAATATCCAAATTTACCTATACTACCTGAGTAAATAGAATTATTTGATCCTGTATCGGTATATAATAAATTTAAGCTATAATTAGAACCATTATAAAATAATGACTGAGTAGCTGGATTAGAAGCTGTTGTGAATGCTTTAAATCTAAATTCAATACCATTTGGAGCTATATCATTGTTACCTGTTCTAGATAAACTTTGAGATGTATAATTCCAAGGTATACTTACTGTATTTGAACCAGTTAAATTTAAAGCATAAGTGAATCTATCATATTCATATTCAGAAGTAGATTCAGTTTTATCAACACCACCATATTCAATATAAGACATCACAGTTGGTGGAATACCAAATATAGTATTTAAGTATTGAATAAATCGAGTTGTACCTTTAGACTTAAGTAGTAAAGGTAAGTTATGATATAAACGCTTATATATTCCTTTTTGTTGATCTTGTCCTGATGTTTGATATTGAGAGGAAGTAATTAATGTTTGGTATGAACCTGTATTAGGTAAATAAGTACCATCAGGATTTACACCATACAAATATTGAAATACATCAGTACCATCTTCATCAGTGTATACATTTATACCCATTGATTGAAGAGCATAATACACTAAATCTTTAGAAATACCTTGATCTAAAGCGTTTCTAGACTTATATAAATCAGTTATTGCTTTAGTGTATATCCAAACCTCATCAAACATAGTTCCTATAGAACCTATAAATTGAAATAATTCTTGATTACCAGAATTTTCATTTATATATGTTGGTAAAGCGTATATTAAATAGTCTTGGTTTCTACTATCATAATCTGAAGATATAATAGATTGACTAGTATAGAAATTAAAAGCAGCTACAGATGATGTAGACGCATTTATATAAGGTTTAGTTGATGTTGTTTTAGGCCAAGTATATGAACTAGATTCATAGTATAAGAATTTCTCATATCCATCAAGTCCTTGTACAACACTATTTATTTTAAGTTGATAGTTTTGAGCGTCTAATTGAGATGTTGTATTACCACCAGCAGCTGCTGAAGCACTTGCCGCTGTGTAATCTTCAATTAGTTTTATTTTATATTTAAATCCATCTAATCTTTGTTGAGCAGAGGAAAAATGAACAAAATTACCAAGATCTGTATAATCAACATTTATTTGAAACTGAGATGAGCTAATTAATCCTAATAATGATTGTAAATTAGAATTTATACTAGTTTTAGAATCAGTTAATCCAGTTAAATTGTAATACTCAGTTGGATTTGATCTAACATTATCTAATTCAAGATCAAAGTTAGGTCCACGAAGTGTTGGGTATGTAATAGTTACAGGAGTTGGTCTTCTTGTAACTGTAAAAACTTGAGCGTCAGATATTTTATCAACAACAGATAATGGTGTTAATAAACTAACTGTGAAAGGTAATGGGTTAAGTAATTTAATTAGTATACTAGATGGAGTAGTATTATCATCTAATGCTATATTTGTAGCAGGAAATAATACTCCATTTCCAATATTAATATAAAATTCTTTAAAATATCCTAATGATTGAAATTCATTTATAAATGATAAAGCACCTTCTCTTACAATCTCATTAGAAACATTATTGGTTGATAATCTTATTTCAGTTCTATCTGAAGATATTTCTTTAATAAAAAATAACTTATTAGAAGTATTGATAATTTTAGGGCGGAGAATATTATAATTAACTGTATAGTCTCCACTACTAGCTCCAACACTATCTAAATCTCTACTAGGATCAAATATTAATTCTTGAGTGTAACTACCAGAAGCATCAGCTGGGTAATTTCCTGGAATGTTATAATTTCTAAAATCAGGTATTATATATAAAAGAGAACCAGCAGGATTGAAGACATCCATTTCAACAAAGTCTCCATCCACACCAAATTTTCTAACTTGACTAATAGAACTAACTAATGATCCAGCTGATCCAGTTAATATATTATTATCACTATATATTCTTGTGACAGTACTTATCATAATTAAATTTCTTCTATTTCACCAGGATTAAGCCCAGTAACTTGTAAAATTTGATTTTTTAACTCAACATTTTCTTGTCTTAAATAGTCAATTTCACTTTGTAAATCTTCTATAGACACTCCTAAATACTCTAAACTTCTAGTGGCTAAACCTAAATGAGACTCATCTGAACCTGATGGAGGAATATCAAAAAATAAAGTATTATATTGATTAAAAAATTCATTAACAGTTAAATCAGGTGTGTCTTCAGTTTGAGTTGTTTGAGGAACTAACTGATTGAAATTATTGTTAATAACATTATTAATGTTACTACTATAAATAGTTTTTGTTAATTGTACTAATTCAGCCATTATTCAACAGTTTGTGAAACTTTAAAATAAAAATCATCATCATAAATGTAAGTACCACCATCAATGATAGACTTAATTTGTATTTTATAATAACGATCAGGTTCTAAACCATTCATATATAACATAAAATAACTACTTGTGTCATCAGCACTTAATTTAGTAGCTACATTATCAAAATCAATTACTTTTAAATTTGAGTTTAAATCAATAATAGAATAATAAGAAGTTTCAGGTAATATTTTATTATAGATATATAAAGAACTAGTTACAAACGTTCTAGCTGGATATCTATCTTTAGCATATACTCTTAACTTAGCATATTCACTATCATAAAAAACATTTTTATTGTTTGATAATGACACTAATATATTATTGTTACTTACAACTGTACTTGATCCTGGGGTGAATGTACTATCATTCCATTTAAACTCCAAGCAAGGTGGATAAATTGTGTTAGTGTCTCTTGAAAAGAAATCAAATGTGTATTGATAATTTGGATTAAATTCAATTGATCCAGTATTACGAATAATAAATCCATTATTTGGTATAACACTAGCTGTCCAAGCAGCAACAATTGATGTTACATTAACATTAATATCTTTAGTTGAAAAATAATTAAATGTTTGTGATGCTGAATAAGCATTATACCAGGCAGCACCTCCTGAATTTCCAACATAAAATGAAGATGAAACTCCAGCTGGTAAACTAGTTACAGACCAAGTATTTGTTTGGTTTGCACTTCTATATTGCCAACTAGCTCCATTATCACTTTCAGGAATGTTATTAAAACGTCCTGTACCCATGTCCCAACTCTGATATAATGGGTTAATATCAATATTAAAATTGGTTGGTATCCCATCAACATGGGCATTATATAATTTTAAAGAGGCTGTATAATTAATACCTGATTTAGAAATAACATCAGAAATGTCATCATTATCAAATTTAATTAATACACGACTAGTAGATGAAGACACGTAAAGGTTAGGTGCCTTTTTAGATAAGTCTAAAATAGCATCTAACCCCGCGTTTAGAGTATTATAATCTGTATAGATTGTTGTGTCCTGTGAAGGAAATATTTTATAAACACCCATTATTATAGTATTATTCTAGTATAAATATGGGACGTTTATAGAGATTAAGCTAGTAAGTGATGGTATTCTTTGAAGTGTTTAATACGATCTGCTAATCCAATAGTACCACCATTAACACGTTTTGTAATTTTAGTTACAACCGCGTCAGTAGCACCTTCATCAGCCATCTTATGTAAACCATTTTTAGAAAAGAACCAAGCAGCTGATAATAAAGCATATTTGTCAGCTACTGATGATGGATCTTTTGTTAAGTCTTCATTAATAGATTTACCAAATGCTGTGTAGTTATCTTTACCTGTTAATTGGATATAACCACGACCACAGAATTTAGCTCCATCACCAGATGCTTCAGGACCATTACCCATTCTATTACCATATACTTTGTTAGCAATTTTTTCAGGTTGTCTAGCATATGATGCTGCAGCGGCTTCAGTTGGGAAGTATTTTTTAAATGTATTTGCTAAACCTTTAGCACTATAGTTTAAATTTTCTTTAGTTAAACGGAATCCACCTGATTCGTGACCACATTGAGCTAAAAAGTGAGCTAAGCGTAGTGGAGTATTGATTTGGAATTTTTCCATTACTCCTGGAATTTGGCTAATTACTTTGTCAGGAATGTGTCCTTTTAATTTGTCTAGGTTCATATTTTAATTTTTAGTAAGTTACTACTTTACCATAAATATCAGTGTCAGGGAATCTTACTTCAAAAATCATTGGATCAAGAGATGGATAAACAACACCTTGCTTTGTAGCGGCTTTAATATCATATGAGTATAGAGAGTAGTTACCGCCCGCTAAGTTTATAATATCTACTTTAACAACTGATTGAACTCCCATTACAGCACCGATTAAATTATAAATGTTTGAATAAATAATTGGTTGATTGATTTGCCATTTAGAAATATCAAAATAGTTTTTAACAGCAGCTATAGCTCTAGTTAATACTTCTTGAGAGTTATAAGCTGGAGATGTTGTTATGTCAAATGATACTTTTATATTGGTATAATAAGCATCCTTAATTAAAATAGCATCACTAGCCATTTTATGATATGCTAAATATGTTTTTAAATTCTGTTTAATAGCATTAGATGCTCTAGTCATTTTATTATCTAAATCAGTTGATAAAATATAAATAGATAAAGCTAATGGATTATTAGTTACAAAATTTTGTCTATCAGTATCATTAGCTACTAAATAATCTTGTGTTACATAAGCTTTACTTATATAACCAAATTTAGCAGGCATTGAAAGTGTTCTAACTAAATAGTCAGCTTTAGTAACATTTCTATTTTGAGTAGGGAAGTTAGCTAAAGCTTGTAAACGAATCTGTTCTGTTGATTCACCAGGTCCACCACCAGCTGATGGGTGTGAGTTATTAAATCTAATAGAATTTCTTAAACTAGTAATTAAATTAGCATCTAAATTGTAAGAGTCAATAAATGAAGTTATTGTTGAATTTATATTAATATCATCAGATGGTAAGTTAGCTGTTATGCCTCCTCCAGTAACATATTCAACAGTTAATGTTGTGTTAGATGGGGCTATACCATATTCATTTGTGTATAAGAAATTTGATGGATCATAAGCTTGATTTAACTTACTAATGCCATCTACTAAACCTAAACCAACATTATCTGGATTTGGAATGATAGTTTCATCAGGTACTGATGTTACTCCACTACCAAATTCTAAAGTTAAATTATTATCATCATCAAAACGAGATACAAAACGTCTTGGTACTCGTTTTAAACGTAACATAAAACGAGCATTATCATTTTCATCAGCATAATTTGGCTCGTTAGATGGTATATTTAAACTTTCATCAAACACTGTATCTTGAGCTAAATAAGGTACTTCATACCATTGATTATTATCACTATCTGTTATACTTAATATTTGAATTATATCAGGGTCAGATATAGTTACAGTTGAAAATTGTTGAGGATTACCAAATGTAAAATCTGTTGTTTTAATAGTACCTGAATATGCTTTTACTTGTTTTTTAAGTAAGTAAAATTGTGGATTACCACTTCCATCATATTGGTATATAGTGATTGTTGTTGAATCAAATGAAGATGAGAATCCAAAATCAACTAAATCCTCAGTTATAAAAGTTACACTTGGATTTGATGTTGATTGTATAGTTGAGTTTTGAGCTATTTTAAAAGCATATCTCCAGTCAGGACTATAAGTTGGAGCGCCAATACTTGGTACCTGTTGATACACATCTAACATAACACTAGATGCTGTTGTTATTTTAGGTCTATATCCTAAAGCATAAGCTAAAGCAATTATATTTTTTCTCTCTTGAGCGTATAATAATAATGTTTCTTGTAATTGAGTATCAGTATAAAATGATAAAACGTCACCAATATAAGCGGCCATCTCCATAAACATATTACCTGGAGATGATGGACTGAAGTCCATATAAGTATTTTGGAAATATGTTCTAGCGTAGTTAATAAGATCTTGTCGCAACGTAGCGAAATCTTTATTATAATATTTTATATCTGGTTGGTTTGCCATTTTATCTAATTAAATTAATAAGTCCTCTTGTTTCAACATTAACAACAACTTGTTGGTTTTGTTGATTAAGTTGATAATTTATAGCTATGTTCACTAAATTATTGTCTGGATCTCTTTTGATGATTATAGACTGTAAAATAATATTAGGAACATAAATTAATATTTCATCCTCTAGTCTAGCAGCTATATCATCAAATGTTGAATCATCATTAGCCTCAAATATAGCTCGTCTAATATCTCCTCCAAAATTAGGATCATATAAACGTTCACCCTTGTTAGTTAAAACATAATTAATCAAATTAGATTTAATTTGATCTTTAGTTGTTATTGTTGAATTAAAAACACTAGTGTTATTACTGTATAAAACACTAATACCAATGCCTTTTGGTTGTCCAAAGTCTTGAGGGTTAAGTCTATATATTTGTCTAATTGCCATTAGAGTTTTCCGTCTTGTTTCATTTTATTCATTAACGCGCTAAAATCAGGTACTACATCAATTTTAACAGCATTTATATCTCCTGCTGGTCTAGTACTAGATAGCATTTGATCTACACTATTTACTACTTGTACTTCATTCATCATTGGTCCACCAAAACCTTGAGCCATTGATGAATCCATAGTACCTAATGATTGCCAATCACTAGCATGTTTAGTTTCATTTAATATCTCATTTAAGATATTATTATTAGTAAACGCGGTAGGTTTAATAGGCTGTGTAGGTTTGGCAGGTTTTATAGATTCAACCATGGAATTTTTTACTGTGGTTTGTTTGGCCTCTGCCACCACTGGCTTAGGGTCTGGTGCCTCAAGCAATATTCCAAGCTCTTCCCTTACAACAGCTTGTACTTCTTCGCGTATAACCTTGCGTAATAATTTTACAAATGTATCAGCTTTCATGTCTATAAATATTTTATTATCCAAGTATTGATTTAATTTCTTCAAGTAATTCAGCATCCGTTTTTAAACGGCTTGGTGCGGTTTGTGTTATTTTTAATTTACTAAATGAATCTAACGCCTGATATTGACGTTGTTCATTAGGTAATGTTACTAATTTAAGCATATATGTTTTACCACCAGCACTGGTGTAATTCTCATCAGATGGAACACTATTTTTAGAATCTTCTAATTGTAGACTTAATTCATTTTTATCAACACCTGAATTGTTTTGATCAATTAAATTAAATTGTAATTTATTAATTTTGATTCTAATTTTAGTTAGCATTTCTTTAAATATAGTTAGAAATAATTGAAGAGATGTAATAGCAGCTTGATACTGATCTATTTTTTTATTATCTTTTTCTAACTGTTGTAAACTTCTAACTGTGTTAAATAACGCTAAACCTACTGAAGGTTTAGAAGGTGTTGGGGCTGCTAATTCAGCTGTAATTCTAGCGAATCTAGCTAACATTAATCTTTGTTTAATTTTAATATATATTTTTATTACAGATAAAGCTATATTAAGTACTCTAACTATATTGTTTAAAGTTGTTATTATTCTATTAAGTGTTTCTACAGTTCTTTTAATATTAGAAACACGTCTATCAAAATTACTTTTAAATATAGCGTAGTTACCTGGATTTGAAGGTGTGAAAGTGAACACACCATTTTCAATAGTTAGTGTACCTTTATTTTGTAATTGTTGTTTAGTATCTTTAGTTAATTTTTTAATTAATAAATCTGCTATATTCTCAGCCCTAATAAAAGACATTAATATAGGAGTAGCTATAGACGCTATTTGAAGTTTAGCATTTTTAGATGTTTGTTTAGCTTGATCTTTTAAAAATCCTTTTTTATCATCAAGTGATTTTTCAAGTTCTTCTGATTTTTTCTTCTCTTTATCTTTACGATCCTTTATCTGCTTTTGTGTCTTATCAAGTTTATTTTTAGATTCATCTGAATTAGGTAATTTTGATGTAAAATCTTTTAACTTATTAGGATCTAATTTTTTTAATTGATCAATAGGTACATTGTTGAGTGATGCTAATTTTTCAGGAGGTAAATTTTTAATAGCATCTACTTGAGCAGGACTTAATTGTTTAAGTTTACTTGGATCTAAAGTAGAAGTTAATCCTTTAGGTATATTATTTACATTACCTGGTTGTGAATATTGTGATGGTATATTTCCTATTGTTGACATTATTTATATTATTGATACAGTGTCTGATTTAACATTACCTGGTTCAGCTAAAGAATTTTTCACATTAGCCATTTTTAGTTTTAAATAAGCAGATGCTATAACAGCTAATGGAGGAAAAGCAACAGCTGCCTCCATCATTTTACTATAATTAGTCACAGCATCATTCTGGTCATTAACTGTTTCTTCTAAAGCATCTGCCTTAGGTACAGGTTCAACTGTTCTTCCTTTAGTGTCATATCCAAATTGAATATATGGAGAGTTAATGATAAAAAAGTTTTTTTCTGAATTTGTACTACCTTCAGGACCAATATCATATCTAACAGAATCTCTTGAAGTGAAGTGAACTGTTCCTTTTGAATTAAACAATATATTGTTATCATCAGTGTTAAACACTAATCTTCCTGATGATATTAATATCTGTTCTCCTGTATAGTCTTTTATTGGATCAGCCATAATTTTTTATTTAAAATATGATTTATATTGATTAAATATTGTTTTAGCTTCTTTTACTCTTTCTTTTAAAACTTGAACACCTGCTCTAGAATTTTGTTCTGTATTATATATATCACCACTAGGATAATATTTATTAAATTCAGATTGTGATAAGGCAAACATTCCTTTATATTTAGTGTTTCCCGCTTTTGGTTTAAATCCACTTTCAATATAAGCTGTTGTTATTATATAGTCAAGAGGTACACCATATTCACCTGATAAATTTGAAAATAAATCATATAAATCTTTAGGTATATTTTTCTTAGCTTGAGCCATTTTTTGAGGTATTTTATACGCCGCCCAATAGGTAAAAAAGTTACCTGGTGTATAACTTGTTTCTACATCTTCACCAAATGTTTTATTAAAATCATCACCGACATTAGTACTCCATTTGGCGTAAGTTGTAGTAACATATTTTGTACCATTTAATCTAAAACCATACATGTTACCATTAATATTGGCTGAAGTGAATTTATTTTTTGTTGGTACTTTTTGACTTGGTTGGACAAAAGAATAATATAAAACAGCTTTAACACCAGCAGGTCCTTGGTTATGCCCTAAATAAACGAGAGTAAACTCAGCTTTATCTGAGGCTGTAACTGGTGGAAGTTCTGATTTTTTAGCTGGTGCTCTTTTAACATCATTAGGATCATTTAAAGCATCAATATATTCTTGAGTATAATCATCAACGTGTCTAGCTATTTGATCTGTTAATTGAGTTGGAGCTAATTCTAATTCTTGGTCCTCTAAGAATACAAATTCATCAACTTGTTCCTCATCAGGAGGGGGAGCAGCTGTTGGTAGTTTTTCTTCTTGTTGTGGGGGTGTAGCTACTTGTGGAGTAGGAGTAGCTGTTACAGTTGGAACAACATTTTTTGATATTATTTCATCTATTTGTTTTCCAATTAATTTATAAACAGGTTTATCACCATGTGGTTCAATAGCTCCAATTGGTGGCTCAACAAGTATTGCTCCTTGTTTTTCATATTGTTTATAATAGTCTCTAACTTCTTTTTCAGTTACATTTTTTAATCCACCCCACCCCCAAGAACCTTGAACTGTTAAAACAACTGCTTTAGGGAATTTTGTTTTTATTAAACTGAATAATTTAGGAATATTATCTTTAACAAATTTACCAAATCCACCATTTGTTCCAATTACAGTAACAACATGTGTCACTTCAGGATCACCACTATACTCTGTTAAAGCTTCTATTAACCAAGAAACTCCTTTTCCACCTTCCCATAAAGATGATTTACCACCTTTATCAGTTAATCGTGATGATTGAGTTGAGTTTTTATCAACATATGGAGTTTGACTATCACCAATTAAAATAGCTTTAACTTTTGGAGATTTAGGATTATTATCAGCTGTTACTATTTTATTAGCATCTGTTTTATCAATTAATGTTTCATAATTATTATTTCCTAAAGTTAAAGTAGAATGTGTTTGGCTTTTAGTTATAGCAACATATGAGTTTCCATAATATAAAGGAATATTATCTTTATTTTGAGTCTCTGATAGGAAATCTAATTCAGTATCTTTTAATCCGGAATATATAAATACATTTCCTTTGTTATCAGCTGTGACGCCATTAGATTGTCTACCTTCAATACTTACCTCACCAGGTTTAACATCTCTAAAATATTGTTTTTTAGTTGACATAAGCTATTCTTTCTAATCCTGCTTCTATTTGACCACGTGATTGATTTTTTCTAATTACACCACCCGCTGGATCAAATACAGTATATGTTCCATCTGAATTTTTACCAGTTATTACCATCCAGTGTTGGTTACAGCATGTATAACTTATACCTTTAGAATCTCCTTTATAGTTTCCTTTTTTATTACCTTTATATAAGTTATATCCTTTAGGCCATCCTTTCTTTGATGACCATTCAAAACCAACTGGTTTAGATTTTAATATATTATCAATTCCATCTAAACTTCCACTTGTTAATTTTATACTTTTACCAAATATAGCTGCTAAACTATCAAAGTATACAAGTACAGATTTAGTATTTGGTTTACCACTATTCCATACAGAATAAGGAGTAGTTTTGCTAGCATCCTTTGTAGCATTACCTAATAACATACATATTGTAGTATAACAACATCCATGACTACTCATTTTTAAATCACCTGATTTATATGACCCCCATTCAGGATCACTTTGGCTATATAACGGTGTTGAATGATAAATTATATCTCCTAAATTACTGTAGTCTTTAGAATTATTTTGAATTAATACTTTTATAGATCCAACTTTATCACCAGTTGGTATTTTTTCTTTCTTTTTCTCTCTGTTAATGATTTTTTCTTCTTCTTCTTTTTCTCTTCTAAGATCTTCAATAGTTAATTCTTCATTATTATTAACAGTAGTATCAATAAAAGCAGTTAATTGTGTAGGAGAAAGTTCAGAAGAGCTTTCTTCTAAGAATATAAATTCAGTTACTTCTTCATCATCAGGAGGGGGTGCGGCTGGTGGTATTTTTTCTTCTTGCTTTGGAGGAAGAGATTGTTGTTGTTGAGGTTGAGTTTGTTGAGAAGTAATAGTTGTATCTAAATTAGATTCAATTTGTGATTTGAATCTAGTTAACATTTCTGAGGGTATGTCTATATGTTTTGTAGTTACTTTAACAACGTTATCTTTATTATTTTTTTCTACTACACTTAATAAGTTTTTTAAAGCTGAAGGATAATCGTTATATGATGTCCATTCGCCTGGATTATACATCATATATACTTTTATACCTTTATTTTTTATAGCAGTGACATTATCTTTAAGTGTAGATCCAGGCCATGGGTCCATTATTATAAAATTGACCATACCATCAATCTTACTTAGATATTTTTGAATATCTCTATTATTATTACCACTACCTGAGAATATACCAATACTGATGTTTTTAGTTGTTAAGTTAGCTTTTTTTACTTCAGCTTCATATTCACTTTTGATATTAGACCATGCTGTTTTATCTGTATTAGGGACAACAATAACATATTTTTCATAAAAATCAGGAAGTGAATTTTTTATTTTAGGAGGCATGTAATCCTTTCCTTCTTTTCCTCCAACAGCTATCCCAGGATAAAATACAAGTACACTTATCGGGCCTGTTTTTCCATTTGGTATTGTTATAGTAGCGTTAGCAGTTATTATAGTTTTATAACCAGTAATGTTAGGATCAGTTGTTGTTATTTTATTAGCATCTGTTTTATCAATTAATGTTTCATAATTATTATTTCCTAAATCAAGAGTATTATGAACTTCAGATTTAATAACTCCAAAGTAAGAATTACCATAGTAAAGAGGTATATCATCTTTATTTTGAGTCTCTGATAGGAAATCTAATTCAGTATCTTTTAATGCTGAATAAAATATAACATTACCTTTTTTATCGGCTGTAAAACCATTAGACTGTCTACCCTCGACACTTACATCGCCTGGATTGATTTTTCTAGAATATTGTTTTTTATCAGCCATTATTAATAAACATTATCTTTTAAAGTTAATTTCATTATTCTAAGTTGATTTTCAATACTGTCTGTTGATGAAGGAGTACCTGTGACTAATAAAGTAGTTGTTCCTTTTTTATAAGCATATATAGTAGTATTGAATCCACTCTTTTTAGAGAATAATTCAAATTCATTACCAGCTGTATTTGTATAATTTTCTCTAAAAGTACCTCTAGGATCAAGAGTTGGTGTTGGTGTAGGTGTAGGTGTTGGGGTAAGTGTAGGTGTCTCAGATGGTGCAGGAGTAGGAGGTACTGGGGTTGGTGTAGTAGAAGGAACTACCTGACCAGGTTGTGGTCTGACAAATCCCATTTCATTCATTCTATAATTAGCTACTGAGTCTGTAGGTAATGGAGGATTATCTTGTGGTACCTTATTATCATCAACTGTGTTTTGAATAGCAATTGGACCAATAATATAATATGTTATTCTATCATATTGTCTAGATAAATCACCAATATGATTATTTGGACCTTCAATTAATGGTACTATCTCACCTACTTCAGGTAAGCGAGTAAAATTAGGATTGAAATTATAAGCGGTTCCAACAACAGCATTATTAAAAATAAGTTTAGATATTTTTAAATTATTACGTATTAATTCATACTGAATAGATCTATCAGGATTAATAGCAGTGACTCTTCCATATTGAATCTCTTTAGATTTAATAGGACCACCACCACCTCTGCCTCCAGAATATTGGCTGTTATTAGCCGCTTGGTTACCTGTTATTATGACATTCTCAACTCCCATTACTTAGTTGTTTAGGCTCTTCAATTTTAACACCACTAATTTCTTGGAACAATAATTCTTTATCACGCTCACTTAATATACCTCCATCACCTCCATCACCAGGTCCAGTAGACATAACGCGTTGAACAATACCTGCCATTTTGATTAAGGCTTCATCATTCTTAACTGCTATTTCCATATACTCTTTAAGTAATGGTACCAACATCATTGCATCACCTGGCTCTTGAATCATTGGTTTGAGCTGGTCGATTAATGATTTAATTTCCTTTTCCTTGCGAGATGCATTTTTATATATGTCCTCTAGTAAGCTTGAAAAGGTTTTGTCCTTAAATATAACTTGATTGAAATCCATCATTCCTATTTAATATAAATATGGAAGATGCAAGGAGTTATAACGCCATAGTAACACGTCCATGTTCGTAGTATTCATTATACTTACGAATATATATTACTTTTAGACGTTTAATAATTTTAGTAATTTGTGGTGTTGATGCCTCAGTCATTTCTTTAATATAAATGTATAAGGCTTTCTTATTAAACATATCTAGATTTTCACTTTTTCTAAACAACTCAGTTATAGCATCAGCGATTTGAGCGTCACGTTGTTTAGGAAATAAAATGAACATATTGTGGTCTATATATTTAACAAATTGTTTTAAAAATGAAACAGGTTGAATATCATGAGCTGCTTCACTAACATTTACTAGATCAATTAAAATTGATTTATCTTCATCAACCGCTTCAACAGGAGCTTTATCTTTTAGCTTCTTATAATTTGCATTATTATATAAGATAAGGTAGCGCTTAGCAATAGTACCAAAGTAAGAATAAGCTTTTCCTTTTGATTGGTCATATAAATGTAATTTTTCTAAAAGAAATGCCACTACCTCATGCTGAAGTTCAGGGATTGTATCTACTTCTGTATAATAAAACTTAAAAGTATGAATGATATTTTCAGCCAGCTTATGAAACGCATAGTTAATTTTTTCGTTAAAAACTTTATTTCGCTTTTTAGGACTTCTTAATTTTAAATACTCAATAATAGCATCCTCAGTTTCTTGAGTGAAATAATTAATTGACTGTTTTGGTTTACGTTTACGAACAGTCCCTTTCTTGGTTAGTAATACTTCTTCACTCATCTTAACCTCTTAAATAATGATTTAATGAATCTTGAATATTTTGTAAGTTGCGGAAAAAGAAACCAATTTGATCATCAGCTTTAAAGGCTTCTGTTAAATCAACAGCGTGTAGTTGTTTGTTTGACTCTTCAACTATAGCAGATACACTATCAATAATAATTTTTTGTTTAGCAGCAATTTGCTCTAATTTAACTACTTTTTGATTTAGGTTCCAAACAATATATCCGAATATTGTAAATACCCAAAGTCCAATAGATATAATTCCTAGTATCATATATTTTTCATTATATCGGCTAAAGCGGGGTTAATCATTGTTTTAAGTGCCTTCTGCTTAACAGCCGAATTATTTTTATTTAATTTAAAATTGTCTTTTTTAAGTTCTTTAGATTGTTCTTGCTTTGGTCCTAATAACTTAGGTAACCATTCAACTTCAAACTCAATACGAGCAGCTAATAAATCTGCTTGATGAACTACAAACATAATTGAAGTACGAGGTTTAGTTTCAGGTGTGAAACCCATTAAGTAAGCTTTATTTGCTTCCTCATATAAACCATCATGTGTTCTGATAGCTAAGAATTCATTTTTAGTATACTCAATACCGTTAGTCATTAGTAAGTATAGACCACGATCAGGTACAGTCATGTATTCTAGTCTATCATTGAACATATAAGTTTCATTCAACTTATCTCGTCTCCATTGATCTGTCTGTTCAATGTATGAAGCGTTTTGTTCATCTCCAAACTTACCTAAATCATGATTGATAGCTGAGAATACTAGTTCCTCAGTTGTATAAGTATCTATCATACCAAATTCACGCCATACTTGATCTATTTTAAGAGCAGCGTCGACAACTCGATTCACGTGGTCAACATAACCACCTGGAAAACAGTTGTGATATTGTGACTTATGAGAAGCAGGCATCATGACAAATCGTTCTTCATGTTTAAGGTAGAATTGTTTAAGTTTCTCACCTCGTTCACCTGAGATATAGGTGTCAATAGTATTTAGGAACTTGTCCCAATTAGATTTGATTTGTTCTGGAGTTAACATAACTTTTATTTAGTTTTGTGTTTCGGCGTTAATTAATGTTCTAATTTCTTCAACTTTGTCTTTTAAAGCACTAAGCATTTCTTTAGCTAATAATGCTGTGAATTTAGGGTTTGAAAATTGAGCTCCAAATCCATTTAACATGTTTTCAAGTTGATCTAATTTACGCTCAACTGGTTCTTTATATCTCATATATGTTGTTTTATAATACCTACTAACTGAGGTATTGTATCGAATGTACGTAAAGTATCTGATGTTTCCAATTTAGTTTCTGGGACGATTGTTAGTACTGTATCTTTAGTCTCAATGAATACAATCGGATATGCTTCTGTTTGAAACTTATCCTCAACTTTATCAGCGAAATCAGAAAACTGATCCGCATCAATATTATCATAGGTTATTCCGCAACCGTCTAATTCACTCTTCAACCAATCGCAATAATCGCATCCACTTAACGTCAATAACCTTATTCCTACTTTCTCATTCTCATTACTCATAAGTAACTAATTATTTATTAGTGTATATAAAAAATATGGAAAATTCCTTGGGGGGCCAAACTTCTCTTGATGTTCATATATAAATATATAAGAGGGGTAAGCTTACGCTCACCCCCCTGGCTAACCAACATCAACATTATTTGGTAATATATTTAACCAATTCTTTATTTAACATCATTAATTTAAATTTACCTGGATTGCTATTATAAATCGATTTAACCATATTATAACTTACATCCGTAGCAAATATTTTCTCGGTAATTATTTTGGCTATACGTTCTATAAGTGGTTTTTCAACCGTATTTTCTTTAGCATAGAACTCTAAATAGTTACTAACCCTTGTACCTAATGTTGAGGCAATATCTGCGCGATATGCTTTGTCTTTACCTACTAGGCTCTTAAGTGTGTTAAGTACATACTGTTCATCTTGTGACATGATATTTTCTGGTGAAATCATCTTATCTAATTTATTGTTAATGAACATAGTAAACAAAGTACTAAACTCACTACCAACTGAACCCTCTCCAATCATTTGAATTAGTGGTAACTGGTCTTCAAATGTTTTAATTGAACTGATACTGTTAAAGAACATACTAACACTTCTACTGTTAATTTCTTTAGTAACTAATTCTGGATGCATCAATAAGAAGTTAATACAACGACCATCTAGCTTATTCTCTTCAGCCCACTTACCCCAACATTTAAGATCAAATTTCAAATTAACACTAATGAACCTCGTTTTTTGAGCGTTGTCAATACTGTTAACTAAATAATCTCCATTATCAGGATTACTTGTAAGAATGATATGCCAATCTTTAGGCAACTTCCAACTAATATATTGTTGGCGGTCAATTAGCTCCATTACAGCTTGAATGAATCTCATATCAGCTCTATTCCAGTCATCCAATAATAGAATACCACCATTTGTTTTTCCACTAATCCATTCAGGTGGACAGTAACTCATACGATTCAAACCTGTTGATTCAAATCCTTTCTTACGATAGTCCTCAACTGAATTCTCATCTACCCATTCAGTCACTTTTTTATCTTTCATTTCAAATTGACGAATTGGAAAACCAACCAAGTCACCTATTTCCTCAATTTGTGCAAGGTTCAATTTAACAAAATTCAATCCTAACTCATCTGCTAACTGAATAATAGAAGATGTTTTACCAATACCTGAGTCACCTACTACTTCAGTACTCACCATTGGTTTATTATTTTCTTGCAGATAACGATTGTTATCAATAATGTGTTTCAAAAAGTCCTTCAATTCATGGACATTTAATGATACAGTTGCGTTTGTTTTTGTTGTTGATTTCTTAGCCATTTTTCTTATTTTTTATTATACTTAAATTTAAAATCACTACTGAGGTCATCATTTGGAACATATGGATACCATTCACCATTATCAAAATCTGAACTGTCCTCAACTAGTATATATTTTGATGTTAACATAATATTGCCTGTGACTATTACATAAGTGAACCGAGCACGAATCTCATTTTTATTGTTTGTAAATAATGCAAAATGTAAACCCAAACATTTATTATTTAGTTGATTAACAAATTCAGCAACATTAATATCAGTGAAATCAGCGTTATTAAGAATAGCTAAACCCATTCTAATATTATCCTGGTCTTCACTATTAAACATGCTAATCAATAATTCAACAGTGTCATTATCTAATACATGAACATTCTCCATTAAGAGTTGATTTGTACTTTAGCACCTGGTAGTTCATTATTAATACCTCTTCCTGAACAATGAACCCATAAAACAGGTTTACATGGTTGTGTACGTTCAATACTGCATTCACCATCAGTTAAATAAATTAAGTTCTGATATTTGTCTTTATGGTCCCAAAGATATTTCATTACTGGTTCATAACTAGTACCTCCACGGCCAGTTACTTCTTTAGCCTCTTCAGCTTTACCAGTATATTCATAAACACGTCCAATTGTAGCATCACACTCAACTACAGTTACTTGAGTACCTGTTTTCCATATGTGATGAATTTCACTTAAAAACTCCTTCAAATCATCTTTACTAACTGATCCTGATGTATCAACAGCTACAAGTGTATTTTTCTTTTGTTTAATTTTAAGAGCTGGGTTACCATAGAAACGTTTATTTGGTTTACGTCTTGTTTTCTTAGTAAATACTTTACTAGCCATACCATTAAAACGTCTTAAATAAGCTCTCCAATCAATA